GGAGCTGATCATTACGAGTTCATGCCATGGGAAGGATTGATCCTTGTTTTTGATATCCCCAGAGCCATAAGTTCCCTTGACCCCAGAAAAGACACGGGCCCATTCAGCAAAATCCTTGTTTCCTCCATAAGCCCAAGGAAATCCAACAAAGTTTGGTCCATTGTTGGCGGTAGCAAAATGAAGAGGTTCAAACAGGATAGAGGCAATGAGATACTGAACGAGAGGGACGACGAAGAAAATTCTGACTTTCTCTTTGTCAAACTCAGCAGGGTCAAAATCGAAGAGGTCACTACCTAACTTCCCCTCCACTTTAACATTGGTCTTTGAAATGGGAATAGGGAGAAGCCAAATAGGGCAGGATCCGGGATGAACAGCCAGATAAGACAATATCTTGCGGATGCAATCAGACAAGATAAGGGCAGCGGCAGATAATTGTTCACCTTTTGTTCCGTTGGCAGAGTGGACAAATTTGACACCATCGTGTTCAAACAAGACGTCGGGGATAACATTAAGATGTCCAGCGGCCTTCATTTTTTCAACCTTCATGGTAAGGAAATTCTCGTAATCAAAAGAAAAAGAGCTCATATTTGTAACACGGAGTCCAATGGCGCGGCAGGTGGCGAGGAACGCGCGAGCGAGAACTGTGTTGGATGGAGCCTCACGGGCATAGGACTCCATCGTGCGGCTGATACTACTCATAGCCTTGTAGTATCCAGCGACACCGGCTCCGGTGAGCCACATCGCGGCGGCGCCACGACTGACCTCACCGGCAGAGAGCTGGTCGGCTTTTTGCATAGCCTCAAGAAACCAACCCTGCTGGCTGTCAAATTTGGGAAACCAATCTCCACACACGGGCAAAGGTGAAACGGAGACATCCATGTTGTTGAACTCAGGATATCCTCGAGGAATGGCGGCAGCACAAACAATCCGGAACAATCCATAGTCCTTGAGGGGGTCTTCCCTAGGCACAACTTGATGGGCCTTGGTCTTGAGCCGCACACACGACATATGGCGAAACACCATACATAATGCGTGAAGCTGGGCAAGGAGTCCATCAGAAAGGGCCATGTCCTGATCCCAGTAAATATCAGAAGAACCTGGGCCAGTGACAGTTACGCGAAACCCTTTCTCCGTCTTAGCAACATTGAAACGGAAGTATTCTGCATGAGATTTCATATCTTCTCCATACATCTTCAAACAGAATGCCTTGACAGCAGTCGCAACAGATTTTAG